AGCAAACAATATTCTAAAAGAAGGTTTAAAATTAAAAATAGGGTTGAGTTCGCCCGAATCAACGCCAATGAACAGTAAGCCACTAGGCTCTGGAAAACCCCTGAAAAGAGGGAAAGAAATTGGAAAAGAATGTAAAGTTGTTGAGATTCATTAAATTTCATAATTTTACGGAACCATATGATATAAAACGGTCATTTTCGCCGTCCAACAAAAATCCACCATTTTCGCCGTCCAACATATTTATAATAAAAAACTAAATATGGCCAATGTGGTATATTTCAATGAGGGTATAAAAATCCCTTGTTGCCCTACTTTACTCGAATCAATTTATTTAGCATCATCTGGTAGCTGTTGCACCGATTCTAATACTCCTTATACTGGATTCGTAGCTGGTAACTTAACTTATAATATTATTTATACGCTTCCTACTACAAGCGGTACAACTGGACAAGTCCTCACAACGGATGGTAATAATAACCTAAGCTGGACCACTGTTAGCGGTGGTGGCGGCGGTGGAACACCCGCAGGTATTGACGGGTATATCCAATATAATAACGGGGGTTCATTTGGTGGTGCTTCTATTCTTTATTGGAATGATTTAAACAGCCGTTTGGGAATAGGTACAGCTACACCCAACCAAACCCTTGAAGTAGCTGGTACAATGCGTTTAACAGGGTCTACTGGTACACCTGTATCTATTTTAGGTAGAGATGCTAATGGAGATATATCAAATGTTGCTTTAGGGTCTAATTTCTTACTTAGCGGTGGAACATTATCACTTTCTGGTGTAACAGTTAGCGGATATGTACCTTATACTGGTGCCACACAAAATGTTAATTTAGGGTCTTTTTCTTTGGCTTCTAGTGGTGTTACAACCCCTTATTTACAAATAAGTACTGCTGGTTCATCAACACCTATGCAAGAAGGTATGTTGAGATGGAATGATACTGACAGAACGTATGAATTTATGATGGGGGGAGGGAATGTGTTACAACAAATTGGTCAAGAATTACCTGTTCCAGTAAAACATGTTGATAATGCAGGGTTACAAAATGGTAAAGTAGTTTATTATGTTAGTTCAGATGGTACAAATAAATTAGTTAGATATGCTATAGCTTCAGGTGAATCTGAATCAGCAGGTGTTTTTGGTTTAATGACAGAAGATGCTAGTGGCGGAAATAAAGCTCTTTGCACCACTTTTGGTTACGTTAGAGATATTGATACCAGCACATTAGAAGAAGGAAAAATTGTTTGGTTATCAGATACAGAATTAGGTGGTATGACCACAACAAGACCTACACAACCCAGCCACGGTGTTCAAGTAGGTTTCTGTATAAGACAACATGCAACTGAAGGAGCAATATTTGTTTCCATCCAAAACGGATATGAGTTAGATGAATTACATAATGTTTTAATTTCATCTGGAATAACAAATCAAGAAATGTTATTCTACAATTCTGTACTTAAGGTTTGGGAAAACAAAACTGCTGCTGCTGCTAATTTGGTTAGCGGAAGTGGTACTGCAACACAAGTGGCATTTTGGAAAAGCGGATCCACAAACGAATTACAGGGAAATTCCAATTTGTATTGGGATAATGTAAATACAAGGTTGGGTGTGGGTACGTCAACACCACAACGAGCGTTACAAGTACAAGGATCAATTTTATTAGGTGTAAATGCGGAAGCATTACAAGGAATTAGTACTGGTGGGTCAACTGTGAATCTGATGCGAATTGATAACAGTAATAATTTAGCTTATGGTACTCAATTTAATACAACAAATACTATTTTTTACACTAATACTGGCTTTCAATTTTGGACGTATCCGAGTGGTGTCTTAACAGAACAATTTAAAATATTACAAAACGGTAACACAGGTATAAATGTAGGTACACCAACCGCAAGATTACAAGTGCATGGTACTGATACAAGCGATTCGAATTGGACAGCGCAATTCCATAACTCCCTTGGAAATAGCAATTCCTTGATGATCAGAAACGACGGAAATGTGGGGATTGGTACCACAGGAACAACAGCGAGATTGGTTGTTAGGGGAAGTGGCACAACGTCAGCAGCAGCAGCATTACTTGTGCAAAATAGCGGTGGAAGCCAATTATTATTAGTAGATAATAGTGGACGATTGCAATTTGGAAGTGAATCTGTAAGATTAATGTCTACAGGTAACGGTTCATCTGTGGGGATTACAGGTAGGGGTTTGTTGTTAGACTCACTGATTGGATCAGCAACGAATATCGGCGAATTTACAATTACTGGATCTATAAGTCCATCATCTGGCGATACATACACTTTTAGAGGACGTTCAACTTTTATACCGACATCAGGTGCAGCAACATACTCTGGACTTTGGGTTACAACTACAATCAACCAAACAGGCGGTGCAAGTGGAACAACAAGAGGTTTGTTTGTTGATCCTGTTTTAACATCTGCTTTTGACTGGAGATCAATTGAATGGAGTAATAATACTGGTTGGGGTTTGTACGGTTCAGGTACAGCAAACAACTATTTAGCTGGTAACTTGAGTGTTGGTACAACAGGATCAACAGCTAGATTGGTTGTTAGGGGTACAGGAACTACATCATCGAGTGTATCACTTTCGGTACAAAACAGTGACGGTAATGCACTTTTCAGAGTGTTTGACAATGGAGTTGTAAATTTTGGCACTCAATTAAATAGAGGTTTTTGGGTAAACAACGACGGAAGTAATATTCCCGATTTGGCAGGAGCTTCTTTAAGGTTCTCACATTCAGTTAGTTCTCAAAATCAGGCTGGTTTTGTTTTTAGAGGAGCAAACGTATTAAATGCAACATCAGGTACTCAAACTAATGCAACATTCGATCAAGCATTTGCACCTACAAGTGGCGCAGCGGCTTTTAATCAGATTTTAGTAAGTAATTCAATTAATCAAACAGGGGGTGCAAGTGGAACAACACGTGGTCTTCATGTAAATCCCACGTTAACATCTGCTTTTGACTGGAGATCAATTGAATGGAGTAATAGTAGCGGCTGGGGTCTTTATGGAGCAGGTACAGCAAATAACTATTTAGCTGGTAACTTGAGTGTTGGTACAACAGGGTCAACAGCTAGATTGGTGGTGGTTGGTTCTCAACCAAGTGGAACGACAACATGGACGGCACAATTCCATAATGCCCTTGGAAACAGCAACTCTTTGATGATCAGAGACGACGGAAATGTGGGGATTGGAACTAATACACCTCAAAGTTTACTTCAAATAGGTACTGGTTCATCTGTTGGAGTTATTTCTACTCCTGCTCTAAGAATAGGTACAAATGCTAACGGCTTTTATACTGATAATAATAGATTATTTGTTGTAGCTAATGGTAATTTTGGTGGAGGTTTTGATTCAAGCGGTTTTATCGGAAATAGTGTTTATGTTAACACTACTAGCGGTGTTAACAGTTTAAATATACCTAAATTGGGTGGTTATAGGTTAACAGCTCAAGGTTTAACTAGTGGTTTAGCTGGAAATAGTGTAGGTGACTTAGCTCTTACAACAAACAACATTCCAAGACTAACAATCACTTTTTCTGGTAATATAGGTGTAGGTACAACAGCTCCTAACGCATCATCAATATTAGAATTATCTTCTACCACCCAAGGTTTCTTATCCCCCAGAATGACCACTGCACAGCGTGATGCGATTGTTTCACCAGCAACAGGGTTGGAGTTATTCAATACAAGTATTGGTTCAAAGCAGGTTTATAATGGAACTGAATGGGAAATATTGAATGGTGCGAGACAGGCTATTACTGCTTCATCTAGTACCACATCTGTTGTATTTAGAAACGGTAATATAGCGGATATTGTTCTTTCATCTTCAACAACATTAACATTTTCAAATGCTGCTGTTGGAACGTATATTGTTAAAATAACACAAGGAGGAAGCGGTTTTAATTTGGTATCATGGCCTGCAAATGTTTTATGGTCTGGTGGTATTATTCCAACCTTAACAACTGCTGTTGGAAAAACGGACATTTTTACATTTGTATATGATTCAACCAATTATTATGGGTCTTATGCTTTAAACTATTAAAAAAAAACTTATAATTAATCTATGCTTCAATCAGTAAAATACAATGGAGATGTAATAGCCCACAATTCAAGGGTGGGGTTGGACGGCGGAACTGTGGAATCCCTCGAAAATTTGAATGATTTTTCGGAGGTCACACGGTCAATAAACCAGCCCCTTCTTTTAGATTATGTCCCAAATGCTGCTGCTGCATACTCTGTTAGGAAATTAAGGTCCGCTTATACGGGTTCAGCAATTCGTGTGAGACGTGCCTTCGATAATACAGAACAAGATATAGGGTTCGATGCAAATGGAAATTTGAATACAACCGCCTTAACCAATTTTGTAAATGGCGAAAGCACCCTTCCAGCTGATTATGGAAGCGGCGCTGTTGCGGCATATTCATTGCGATACGTTTCATCAACATATAGCGGACCCGTTGTTAGGGTAAGACGATCATCCGATAACACGGAACAAAATTTTACCCCAACGGAAATTACCGATGGAACATTAACCTCTTTTGTGGGTTCGGAGAATTTAGTAACTAATTCTGAATCATTAAGTGACGTTATTCTTGTGGGTACTACAAGAACTGAAAATAATCTACTTGCACCTGACGGTACAACAACAGGTGATACAATTTTTGAAACTGTAACTAATGATATTCACATTCTTTTTCATGATTATACTAGTGCAGTGATAGGCCAAAATTTTACTTATTCTGTTTATGTGAAATCTGTTGGAGGTAGAAACATAAGTGTATTTTCTAGTTCTGGTTTTGCAGGTGGAAGAATAACTATAGACCCAAATGGTAATATTTTAAGTTTAACTGGGATTGGGTCTGTCGAAACGTCTGTTGATGGGTGGTATAGAGTTTCTATTAGTGGTTCTGCTACTACATCGACTTTAAGAATATTAATATATTCTATTGAAGGTGGTAACAATACTTTTGCTGGAGATGTAACAAAAGGTGTAAGTGTATGGGGAAGACAGCTTTACTCTGGCTTATCTGTTTTACCATATAATAGAACTACAACAGGAATAGGTGGTGAAGGTTATGTAACAACATGGTATGATCAAAGGGGGGGCAATAACGCCGTCCAATCAACCGCAGCAAATCAACCAAAAATAGTTGATAAGGGGGCGTTGATATTGGATAATGGAAAACCGACAATTAAATTTGACGGGGTGAATGATAATTTAATAAATGCTAATACACTTAATATGGTAAGTGTATTTACTGTATTTAATATTTTAAGTTTAGCTACAAATAATCCGTATATAGTATCACAGCCTTATAATACTAATCCAATTAAGGTGTTAGGCTTTATTGGCACAAGTAATATTAATTTATATAGAGTTTTTTCTGGCATTAATTTACTTGATGATAGTACAGCTACTTTAAATAAACAAGAGTTTCTTTATGGTTTATTTAATTCTACTAACAGTGAAATTAAATTATCTAACGGTGCATTAATAACGGGTGATTCTGGAAATGGTATTAATACAAGCGGTTTAATAATAGGTGCGGCTGGTAATGTTGGTACTTCAACATTCTTAAATGGTAATATCCAAGAAATAGTTATTTTTTCATCTAATGAGTCTTCAAACAGAGCCAATATTGAATTTGGGATAAACAATTTTTACAATATTTATTCGGTTTCAAAGGATGGTTTTGTTACAACATGGTATGATCAGAGTGGGAGCAACAATAACGCCGTCCAACCAACCGCTTCAAGTCAGCCCCAAATAGTTTCTTCGGGTAATACAATATTTGAGAATGGTAGGGTTGCTGTGAAGTTTGATGGGGTGGATGATGAAATATTTTCAACTAGTATAAGTGGTAGCTCCACCCAAACTACCTTTTTTGTGATGAATTATAGGAATGATGTAGACGCTATGAGTATGTATGATTTATATTCCAATAATTCAAGTAGATATTCTTATTATGTTGCATCGAGTGTAAGTCCAGCAACAGGAGTTTATGGTACCCCTTCATTATATGTCAACGGCACATTAACACCTGTAACAACTAGGCTTCAAGCCTATAACGCATTATCAAACAATAAAGGTCAAATATTACGTGCTGATGTAAATGCCAATACATCAGCTTGGGTAGATATTGGTTTTGGTTTTTGGTTTGCGTCATACGCCTATAGTGGAACATTACAGGAATGGATAATTTATCAATCAAACCAAACCTCAAAAAGAAAACTTTTGGAATCGGAAATCAACAAATATTATAACATTTACCGTCCAACAGCAAACGTTTCGGTGTATAACAAGCAACCTTATACCACCGATGATATGTCGCAGTTTATGAGCAATATATCTACCAATTTCAATTATGATCAGAGTTTGGACGTGAATACTTTTGGGAATTTAAGTGGTACCCTTAAGTGGATTGGAGGCGTTTTAGCACCGAATGGTAAAATTTATGGAATACCTTATAATTCAACTACAATATTAGAAATAAATCCTCTGACAAAAACAACAACAACTTTTGGAAATCTAACAACTCCCGCTGGTTGGGTTGGAGGTGTTTTAGCTCCAAATGGGAAAATTTATGGGATACCTTTTAATTCTACTAGTGTTTTAGAAATTGATCCAATTAAAAGAACAACAACTACTTTTGGAAACTTAACTGGGACGAATAAATGGGGTGGCGGTGTTTTAGCCCCAAATGGAAAAATTTATGGAATACCAAATAATTCAACTACTGTTTTAGAAATAGACCCTAATACAAAAACAACAACAACTTTTGGTGATATAATAGGAACAGGTAAATATTATGGTGGTGTTTTGGGTGCAAATGGTAAAATTTATTGTATACCTTTTAATGCAACTTCTATCTTAGAAATAGACCCTGTTACAAAAACAACGATTACTTTTGGTAGTGTAACTGGAAGTACTAATTGGTATGGTGGTGTTCTAGCACCAAATGGAAAAATCTATGGAATACCAAATAATTCGACTACTGTTTTAGAAATAAACCCTATAACACAAACTATAGCAACTTTTGGAAACTTAACTGGGACGGGTAAATGGGTTGGGGGTGTTTTAGCACCAAATGGAAAAATCTATGGAATACCTTCTAATTCTACCACTGTTTTAGAAATAGATCCAAGAATAAATGCAACAACTACTTTTGGGGATTTAACTGGATCAGTTAAATGGTATGGTGGTGTTTTGGGAACAAATGGCGAGATATATGGCATTCCATTAAATTCCACAACAGTTCTTGAAATCTTATCACCCGTGACAGGTTTGGACAATAACATACCCCTTTCAAGATTTTTAAATAAATTTTAATTTATGGCAATAAAAGTAATATCACCATCATCATACGGGGAGGGAAAAATTTATGGCATTTCGCCGTCCACCCCTTCAATAAATACAGATACAACATTCACAAGAGCATCAACAAAAACAAGAATAAATAATGAGGGTTTGGTGGAGAGTGTGCCGTATAATTTATTAATAAACAGTGAAGATATTAATAATTGGAGTAAAGGTTCAGGTGTTGTAATTACAACTGAAAACATACAAGATCCTTACGGAACACAATATGCAGATAAAGTTGAATGTGTAGGTAGTCCATTTATTATTGTAAGAAGTGCATTAAGAGGTAATGCTGGCAAATATACTTTGTCTTTTTTTATAAAAAAAGGTAATTTTGATTCTAGTAGTGGTTTTCAGTTTGGTTTTTTTGGTGCTGGTAATATAGGTAATATAACATATAATTTTCTAACAGATACCACATCTGTTATTAATGGTACAGTTGACAGACATGGTTCGATATTATATAAAGACGGTTGGGTTCGAATTTATCTTACCGTAACAATGAATACAACACAAGCAAGTTCTTTTAATGTTTATGCTGGTGGCACTGGTGGATCTGGCATAGGTGTTGGTTCATTTTATTATATTTGGGGAGCACAATTAGTTGAAGGTTCCGCCGTCCAACCCTACATAAGAACCACAGATAGATTAAATGTACCATCAATAGATTATTCCTTGGGAACAACAAATAAACCCGTTTTATTATTGGAACCCCAAAGAACAAATTTGGCATTAAGCGGGGGTACATTACCCACACAGAACATAACGGTAACAAATGTTCCACATACATTTTCTTTTTATGGGACAGGTTCCACCACATTATCGGGTGCCTTTTCAGATGTTTTAATAGGCACAGGAATAAACAACCGCAGCCAATTAACATTTACGCCCACGGGTGGCACATTAACATTGACGGTTAATGGAACAGTTAGTAATGCCCAATTGGAGGTGGGTTCGTATGCGACCTCTTATATACCAACAACAAACGCTTCAGCAACAAGGCTTGCAGATAGTTTTTTAAGCGATTTTTTATTTACCAATGAAACGGTTACATCTGCTGGTGGAACATGGTTTGTTGATTTGGATAATAATTTGCCTTATGTCAGGGATAATTCCGATGTGGGATTATTTTTGGGGGACACCACAACAGGGACCACAAATTCCTTTGCATTCAATACCCCAAGCGGATCATCCCGTTTGGAAATTGATAAATATGTGGGCGGTGTTGCAACCCCATTATTTAATACCACCACCGATAGGGTTAAAGCGGCAATAAAATGGAACGGTTCGACGGCGGATGTTTTTGTTAATGGCGCAAAGGTTGTTAGCGGAACAACATTTACAGGAACCACCTTGGAATTTATGGGAACAACGGTCAGGGATACACCAAAATATATCCGTGGAATGTGGTTGGCACCCGTACCATTACCAGATTCGGATTTGTTAAGCGAAACATCACCAGCGTTGTTTATAGATAGCTTTCAAAATGCTGCTTTGGCATTTTCATTTAGAAAATTGAGATATTCCTATACAGGGCCTTGTATAAGGGTAAGAAGATCATCGGATAGCACAGAACAAGATATAGGGTTTGTAAACGATGTATTGGATGAAGCAGCCCTAACAACATTTGTCGGGGCATCAAACGGTCACGTTGTAACATGGTATAACCAATCAATAAATGGGATACATTTAAGGCAAACAACCGCCGCAAATCAACCCCTTATCGTTGTTAGCGGTGTGACACAAAAGGAATTGGGAAAGCCTGTTATTTTGTTCGGAACAGGAACAACGATCGCTTTGAATTTGGCAACCCCTTATACATTTTCTGCAAATGTTTTTTCGAAATCAACGGTTAGTAAATATATTGGTTCTGGTTCTGTTTTTTTATATGAGTCTACTTGGACTAATAATGGAAGTGTTAGAGCACAATATTACACTGATAATTTTAGACATTATGCTCCTGCTGCTACGAATCAGTATGTCGCCTTTTCTTCATCTTCTCCATCATTACAATTACACAATATCACTCAAGTACATACTTTTGGTGGTGTTATAGATGACAATGTATCACAACTTATAAGCTATAGAAGAAACAACCTATTACCTAATTCTATTAATATCAATAGAGATGGTTGGAGTACTAATGTTTTATTTTCACCTACACCAACAACCAATTCACCAGAATGGTCATACACAGTTGCAGAAGTGGTGTATTGGAATGGCAATTTGGAATCGAATATGAATTTGATCAGAACAAATACAAATTCATATTATAACTTGTATGCCGATGGATCACGACAATTTTTATTAAATAATTTTTCAGGTGCCGCAGCAGCCTATTCCGTTAGGTCGTTGAATACGGCATACACGGGACCTTTGGTTCGTGTCAGAAGATCTTCCGATAATGCCGAAACCGATATTTTTGCAAATCGTAATGGGGATTTGGATACATCAACATTATCAATTTTCTGTGGAAGCGGAAATGGATTTGTCACAACATGGTATGATCAGAGTGGGAATGGGAGACATCAAGTGCAATCAACTGCTTCAAAACAACCTAAAATATACGATAGTATTTCAAAGATTATTCTAAACCCTGATAATAATAGACCTGCTATTCTATTAGATGGCACTGACGATGGGTTTTCAACACCTGTAACCATGCCTCTTAGTCAGCCTTTTCAATCATTCTCTGTATTAAAAACTAATGATACTCAAGGTATATTATATTCTGATAATTCAAGTGCAGCTAGATGGGTTTTTATCCTTCAAAGTGGTTCTACTTCAAGTACTTCTAATAGTTTTACTATAAACAATATTTTTAAAAATAATAACATACAATCACTAAGTACAAGAGATCAGTATTTTACAGCTTTTGGTGATAACATAACTCATTTATCTTTTTTACAAGGTTCAATAAATCTTAGCCCTTGGTTAAATTTGACTTTATTCGATTATTCTATCGGTGGTTTTAACTTAGGTGGTTACTCACAAGAAATAATTATCTGGTTTACAGATGTAAATTCAACAAATAAAGATGCAATTTCAAACAACATAAACAACTATTACAGAATATATTAAAAAAACATAAATTTATAAATTATGCTTATATACAAATTTGAAACCGAACAAGATGCGATTAACGCAAAGCAAAGCTGTGATTCTTATTATGGGTATCCCAAGGAAGGTTGTGTAACATCTTCTTGGGTGGATTACAGTTATTATGAAACAGACAACATTTATTACATCGTATTCAATGACACTTTAACTCCAATTTTAGGAGAGCCTATTGAATATGAGATTTTACCAGCACAACCAGAAAATTTAGAGCCTAATTAGAATGAGGTATTTAAAATACGAATTTAATAGTTATGATGAGATGGTAGGGGTGGACGGCGGAATTGTGCCACCCCCACTGCCTACATTTGATGAAAACGGCGTGGAAATCCCCTCACCAATTCCATCGTACAATAAGGTCGCAGTAATTCCACTTGGTCATTTGGAGTTGACACCAGCAATTATTGGTGAAGATGGTACAATCATCCAAGAAGCTGTTTTATCAGATAAATTCGCCGTCGACATTCTATGGGAAGATGAACCGAATCCCAATTATGCCCCTTATATTGTATGGCCAAAGCCTGACACAAAAAAGCACACCATTTTTGGTATGGACGAATTATATGAAAGCGAATATATGTTAAATAATCCAACAATTTAATCATTTTCGCCGTCCAACCCTCCAAAAAACAAAAAACAGATATATTTATATAATAAAAAAAATAAACCATGATTAAATTCGATAAAAATAACATCGTACTAGGTGAAGATCAAATCACATCAAACAAGGTTGAAGGCTTTATCATTTATTTCTCAACCCCATCAAAAGGCGCATTAAATTCTTGGTTGCAGCCTGTAACAATTAACCCTGCACACGAAACACCTGCTGATCCAGAAACAGGAACAGATGCAGTTCAACACCCTGAAACATATAATTTTGTGGGTTTTGCTGTTATGCCTAAAAATTATGCTGATGTAGAATTTACAGGAAAAGATATTCTTACAGAGCTTCACAACCTTTACATTGCTGAATTGTCAACATTGAATCCTTCAATCACATTCACTTCAACTATCGTTGCAGGAGCATAAAAAGATTTTAAAACCATAATGATAATAATGTTCGGTGAACCTTGTGTTTGCCGAACATTTCTTTTTTAACCTATATTTATAGCAAAGTATAAAAATATGGATAAGAAGTCGTTAGCTATAAAATATATAAGTTATTTAGAGGATCCTGTTAATTTAATCCAAGATTGTTTTCAGACATTTGATGCTAGTCAAGAAAAATTTGTTAAGTTTGAATTATTCCCAAAGCAACAAGAATTAATAGACATATATAGAAATAAAAAGCATGTTCTTGTAAATAAATCTCGTCAAGCTGGTATCTCTACTGTTACAGCTGCTTATATTGCGGCTATTTGTGCTTTAACCTCTTCGGATAACCCTTTTAGGGTAATCATTGTTGCTAACAAAGGAAAGCAGGCTGAAGATTTTTTAGCAAAGATAAAAGAGTTTTTATCACAGGTTCCAAGATGGGTTTGGGGAGAAAATTATGATAACAGTAAGGAGTTGGACGGCCATATTATAGGTAAGGGGTCTGTAAAATCAATTAAATTAAAAAATGGTTGTCACTTATCAGCAGTTGCAACAAGTAAAGATGCTGTCAGGGGACAATCGTCGCCTAGAATAATTGTTATTGATGAGGCCGCACACATTGATAAGACAGATGGTGAATTAATGTATGGTTCTGCAATGATGGCGTTATCTTCAAACGTCGCAGGACAAATGTTTTTGATTTCAACCCCGATGGGTACTGACCCTATTTTCTTTAAAACATATTCTGAAACAATTTCTAGTAACGGGACCAATAATTTTACAGTCCATGAAATGTATTATTTCCAAGATCCGAGGTATAATAAAAATTTGGTTTGGAAATATAAAGATGAAGACGGGAATTTAATCGAAGAAAAGGAAATAGAATACGACAATGAAAAGATGGTTATTAAGTTCAAAAAAGGATGGATTCCAGAATCAGATTGGTACAAACAACAATGTGCTATTCTACATAATGATAAACGATTAATTAACCAAGAGCTTTTATGTAAATTCGATGGGTCAGGGCATAACGTGATAGATGTTGAACACATAAAAAGACATGAAGAAAAATATGTTTGCGATCCAATTGAGAAAGCTGAAGAAAAAGAAAATATGTGGATATTTGAATATCCCAAGGAAGGGCATAATTATTGTGCCTTTGCAGATGTTTCTACGGGTAGTGGCGATGATTATTCTTCACTTGAAATAGTAAATACAACAACAGGTGTACAAGCTGCTGAATATAAAGGTAAATTAAAATCTGAATTTTTTGCACCTATTGTGAAACGCTGGTGTGAAATGTTCAATGCAATTACGGATGTTGATACTACAGGCGGTTACGGTGAAAATTTAATAACAGATTTGGAACGTTTAAATTTTAAGTTGCTGAAAAAAGATGAAAAAGGTGAAGCAAAGGGGTTGAAATTTAGTGGGATGAGTAGACCCAAAATCATTCAACGTTTTGTAAATTATGTTGAGACAGACACATTTAAAATTAAATCTATTAGATTAATAGGTGAACTTAAAACTTATGTTTGGTTAAACGGAAGACCTGACCACATGAGAGGTTTCAACGATGATTGTATAACAGCAGTAGCAGGAGCACTTTGGTTGTTTGAAACTTCCTTTAAACAAATGGAATCAGCACAAGAACAATCCAAACAAATGTTAAATGCTTGGTTGGGAGTAGACAATTCAACAAATACGAAAGAAGCTGTCAGATCAAGAAATAATAAATATTTAAGACAGGATGGTGTGGATATATCCAATTATGGTTGGCTTTTAAAATAACTTCTTATATTTATATAAAAAATAGCAAATAATGGCTGAAAATAATTCAAGGCAAACAGTATATCAAAAATTAACTAGCTTCTTTTCTGGAGGTAAAGAAAATCCCGTAGTAGGAGGTCAAAGTTTTAATACTCAAACGGTAGGTGTAGATAGAGAACTGTTAAGAAGTAAAGACAGTAAAGATATTGAAGTAAAAAAATTAGAGAAGCAACAGTCTTCATATATAAGAAGTTTGTGGAATAAAGCTACTTCTTTAATAAAGTATCAAGTTCTTCAAAATGAAGCCCGTAGGATTCCTTCTTATTACGATTATGAAAAAATGGAGGAGTATCCTATTATAGGTGCTGCATTAGATATTTTTATGGAAGAATGCACCCAGCCGAATGAGAAGGGTAATGTATTGAACATTTATTCAGAGAGTGAAAGGGTAAAAAAAGAATTGGAATCAATGTTCTACGATAAATTAAATATCAATATGAATATTGGCATGTGGATGAGGAATATGTGCAAGTATGGCGATAATTTTGTTTATTTAGATGTAGATTCAGATTTAGGTATTATAAATTGTAAACAGTTGCCCACCATTGAAATCGAAAGGGAAGATAATGATTTATTAGATTATATCATTTCAGAGAAAAAAAGTGGTACTATTTTTAAATGGAGAACATCTAGAACCGTTGAATTTAAAGATTGGCAAATTGCACATTTTAGACTTTTGATTGATGATAGAAGAATCCCTTATGGTGTATCCATCTTAGAAAAGGCACGTAGATTTTGGCGTAATCTTCTTTTAACAGAGGATGCTATGAGAACCATCCGTTTAATAAGAGCGAGCGATAGAAGGGTATTTTACATTAATATAGGTAATATTGACCCTAACGATGTTGGTCAATATATTAACAGCATTGCCGATAGATATAAAAGGAAGAAAACAGTTGACCCAGAAACAGGGCAGGAAGATTTAAAGATGAATGTTTTGGGTATTGACCAAGATTATTTTATTCCAATTCGTGATGCCAATGATGGTTCAAAAATTGATACAATACAGGGTCAAACTAATTTAGATATTGCTGATATTGAGTATGATTTGAAACTATTGGTAACTGCTTTAAGGGTACCCAAAACATATTTGAATTTCGAGGAATCTGTTGCTGAAGGAAAATCTTTGGCAATGCAGGATATTAGATTTGCTAAAACTGTTAATAGGATCCAATTATGTTGTTTACAAGAGTTAAATAAAATTGCGATGGTTCATCTAATCGCTTTGGGTTTAGAGGAAGAATGTGGTAATTTTGTTTTAAGTTTAAATAATCCATCTATACAAGCAGAAGTTTTAAGGATGGAGTTATTAACTCAAAAATTAGATACTTACAAGGCGGCTGTGGAAATAGCTGCTGATGGTATCGCACCTATGTCACATGCAAGAGCGAAGAAATTAATTCTTAATTTCACTGACAATGAAATCAAAGAAGATTTGTTACAACAAAGAGTTGAAAGAGCTATTGGTATCGAATTACAAAAAACGGAACAAATCATTCAAAATACTAAATTGTTCGATGAAGTGGATAAGATTTATGGGATGCCAAATGCAGAATACACTCAAAACACTGACGGAACAACTGTTGGTGGAGCAGAAGGTGGTGGCGGTGCAGGCGGTGGTGATTTCAGCGATTTAGGAGGTGGATTAGGCGGAGAAATGGAAGGTGAAGCTGGTGGAGGTGAATTAGGTGGAGAAGGTGGTGGTGAATTAGGTGGTGAAGAGGGTGGTGGAGCAGAAGCACCTGAAGCAGGTGGTGAAGAAGTAACAGGTGGAACCCCACCAGAAGAATAAAAAAAATAATAAATTGACATAATTATATAATAAACTTTTAAATAAGATGAATCAAATCATAAAAATAAAAAAAGGTATTGATAATTTACTTCAAGAATCATATTTGAACAAGGAATCAAATAGTTCAAAATTAATTCTTGAAGAAATAGCTAATAATAAAAATCTTCAAATATTATACTATACGGTTAATAATTTGGAAAACCCTCCTGCTTTACAGGAATCTGAAATCGAAGATTTTATAAATGAAAATATTAAATTTTCTAATTCCATAGATAAAAGTGATTTGAAGGGTTTATCTTCTAAATTAAATAATTTGGAACTTACTGATTTAGAAAAAAGTATCAGTATCGTTTTATTTGAAGAGCGCAATGCTTTGAATTTTGTCGAGTACAATGAAAGCAAGAAAATGATTTATGAGCACATCAAATCTAAAAATGTAAAAAACAATTTAGATTTATCTCAATTTTCAGAAGAAGAGCTTTCTTTGGCTAAAAACTTCATAGATAACCCCGAAACAGTTTTCAAGCAGATTAGCGAAGAATGTTTAAGTGTCCTTGACAATAAATTAAACGAGGCTTCGGACGATGAAACTAAAATGTTAATTTATAAGACGAAGGAAAAAATCTATGAAACACAATTAAAGAATCAATATGAAGTTGATAATTTAATTAATTTAATTAGTTTGAAAAATAGTTTAATAAACGAATAGTTTTACTTATATTTGTTTATATAACAATTATTTATATGACAATAGATGATAATTTTCAGAGCAAGATTATTAAGAAAAACGGTATTACGAAAGTTGAATTACAATGTTGGGTTGAATTACAGGGACAATTGAGCGCTGTTGATTACAAAAGGGAAATTTGCAATTTTACAAAGGCTATAAGGAAAAAGGTTTTTGAATTAAAGCAAAATTTTAAGGACAATTACGAATATTTTATTGATGTTGACATAAGAGATTCGCCGTCCACCACCGCATACCTTTCAGTTGAACTTTCACTAATAAAAGATAACACAATAAATAGTTTAAAAGAATATCCAGATATACTAAAAAATATAATAAGTAATTACCCTAAATTCAAGGTTTTTAAAAATATAAATAAAAAAAAGCGGTGATGGTTAGTCCATCGCCGTTTTTTTTTGTAATTAATTGATATTTATAATAAAATCATTTTACATGAGTAAAAAAATGCTATTATTAGAATATGATGCTGGGTATGCTCAAACTATTGAGAGTATATCCAAGGATTTCATAGTGGAAAATAAATTATCTTCAAATGAAGATGTTGCTCGTAATGGAGTACCTACCGTTGTCTTCGCCGTTTTGCAAAAATACGGTGTGTTAAATGAAAATAACAGAATATATAGCGAAAAGCTATTGAAGAGAGAGGCTGACAGATATTTAAAAGAATGTATCCCACAAAAAAATACTTTACTTGAAGCCAACCACCCCGAAAGTACACAGATTAATATTTTAAATGGCGCTGGTTTATTAACCGATGTTTGGTGGGACGGTATCACACTTTTAGGAAAAATTAAATTGAATGTTTCTAGGGGATTTGTTGAAAAAGGTATTGTAACCACATCTGGTGATCATATTTCAAATTTGATGATGAATGGAGTTGTTGTTGGTGTTTCTTCAAGGGGCGTAGGCTCTTTAAAAAAGGTTAATGGCGTTAATCATGTCGAAGATGATTATGAATTAATTTGTTGGGACTTTGTTAACAAGCCTTCTTCGAAAGGTAGTTGGGTATCAACTGATATGAAAAATTTAACACCGTATATCGATAAAACAGTGAAAGAAGAATATAAATCTACCGAAAAATACTCCTTCAATGATAAATTATCAGAGTATCTTTCAAAATTTACGTAATTTTTAATATTGAAGCATATTTATTAAATAAATTGAAAAAACTTGTATGAAAAACATAGAGGAACTTTTATTAAAAGTATCGGAAGTAAAAACTCTTACAGAATCACAAACTAATGAAACACTAAAGACAGTGTTGCAAACAGAAGTTAAATCTTTTGTTAAAGAATCATTGGATAAAAATGATATGATTGAAGATTCTGATGATAATATGCCTTTGGATTATGAAGAAGAAGTTGTAAATAATGAATTTGGCGACGAGGAATTATCTGATCTTCTAACTAAATTAGATGAAGAAGATGGAGATGATGAAATGTCAGATGATTCAGAAGAAACAGCTGATGATACTGAAGATAAGGTTATAGACCTTAGAGGTAAATCTAAAGAAGAGATTATGGATTTTTTAAGTTCATTGCCTGACGATGAAGTTATCGAATTTCAAATTGAAAAAAGCGAAGACGAAGACGGCGAAGAAGTTTTCGACTTGAAAAGCTTGGACGACGATGATGAATTAGAATTGGACATCGACGATCAAGATATGGACATGGAAGACGACATGAACATGGATGATGAAGATATGGACATGGACGACGATATGGAAATTGAAATGGGTGACGATGATGATATGGAAGATGAAGAGGAAAAGCTTGACGAGTGGATCAAAGAAGCTCTACAAGAAAGCAAAATGGAGGCTCGTATTAATGAGTACAAAGTCATCGTTGAACAGTACGAACAGAAATTAAACAGAATGCAAAAGGCTTATAATGAGAAAATTAAAGTCTTGAAGGAGGAAGTTTCTACCAAGGTAGCAGAAAATCTTAGATTGAAAAATCAGAAAGCTAAATACGATCAAGCTTTAACTGAATCTAAGAATATGTTAGACCAATTGGCTGTTCACAACACTAATCTTTTACATATAACAAAATTGTTTACTGAACAAACTGTTAGCAGAGATGAGAAAGTTCAAATTGCTGAACAATTTGATTCTGTAACAACAATTAATGAATCAAAAATTCTTTTCGAGGCTCTTTCTAAGACTCTTCCTAAAAAAACTATTTCTGGAAAGAATGAATTGAAGGACTTGAAAGATAGCATTAACGAGTCTTCAAAGAAGGACATTATTAAAGAAGAAAAAACATTTAATGATCCCGACTTTGATAAGTTTAATAAATTAGTAAATTATAAAATCTAAAAACACACAAAAAAATTAAAAAACATTTATAAAATGAGTTTTGTAAAATCTGGTAAATTAGGAGATATCCAAACCAACCGCGAACAACTTTTACGTGAAGAAATCATCGAGCGTTATCAGCACGTAGGAGGTAAAAGAACAAACGGTGGTGAGTGGGTAAACGAAGGCCAAAACTGGCTTCGTAATTTGGAAGGTCACGTTCGTGATAACGTAGCTCTTCTTTATGAGAATCAAGCTAAATACTTCAAAAACGTACTTAACGAAGAAACTAATTCAGGTTCTTCTGGTGGTTTTGAAGCACAGGCTTTCCCAATGATTCGTCGTATTTATAGCCGTTTGTTGGCTAACGACATCGTTTCTGTACAAGCAATGACACAGCCAACTGGTGCTTTGTTCTTCTTCTATCCGAACATTTCTGAAAGAATCGAAGATACTAACCAAGCTGGTCAGACTACATCTTCACATGCTCCATCTATCGGCAAAAAGCCTGCTTGTTTATTGGTAGGTTCTAACTGTCCTGATGTGACTTACGAAGGATGCCGTTCTTTGTACGATCGTTTCTACAACGATGAATTGTACGATCACAGCAAGGGTAACTTCACAATCATCACTGCATCAGGTTCTCCTGTTGAATTGGATGAAAATAGCTGCTGGACAGCAACTAACACTTTGAAATTGGCACAAGACGGTTCTATCCGTTACGCTAAGTTCGGAATCGATGGATTCTTGGGACGTAATTCTACCAACTTGAACAACTTTACTGCACGTATGTACAAAGGTAATGGTTTGGAAGTTGATACAGAAGAGTTCTTGGCTTCTTTCAGTGTTATCAACGCTGGTTCTGACATCCTTGACCCACAAGGTAACGTTATCTACAAGACTGGTGATGCAGTTAACTTCCGTTTCCCTGCACAGGCTTACGGTAAAGGTTTGACAGATATTTCTGACATCTGCGATCAAAACGGTACATTGTACGTTGAAATCGACTTGACTCACCCATTGAATTGCGCTACATGCGATAGCTACGACGGATACGTTGGTGCTGCTTCTGGTACTACCTTCGCTGCTGCTGACTTGGCATTCGCTTGGAGACGCTATGACACTCTTGAAAACGAAACTGAAATCGGTGAAGTAACTTTCGAAATTAAGAAAGTAACTGTTTCTGTTGAATCTCGTAAGCTTCGCGCTCGTTGGACTCCAGAATTGGCAACTGATATTCAAGCATACCACAACATTGAAGCAGAAGCGGAATTGACAGCATTGTTGTCTGAACAGATTGCAATGGAAATTGACCGTCAAGTATTGCGCGAATTGAAGCGCGGTGCAGCTTGGAAACTCCGTTGGAACTACTACGGATGGAAAGGTACTGGTGCTCAAAAGTACACTCAAAAAGAGTGGAACCAGACTCTTATCACTCGTATCAACCAGATTTCTGCTCAAATCCACAAATCAACTTTGCGCGGAGGTGCTAACTTTATCGTTGTATCTTCTGAAGTAAGTGCAATTTTCGATGATTTGGATGCGTTCTTACCAACTAGCCATGATTTAGAGGATTACTCTTACAATCTTGGTATGAAGCAGGTAGGTACTGTTAATGGCCGTTACAAAGTATATGTAGATCCTTATGCTTCTGCATTTGACGTTCTTATCGGTCACAAAGGTACTTCTTTGTTGGATACTGGTTACATTTATGCACCATATCTTCCATTGCAACTTACCCCAACTATCACAGATCCAGATAGCTTGACTATGGTAAAAGGTATTGCTACTCGTTACGCTACGAAGATGGTGAATAACCGTTACTATGGCTACATCAAGGTTGATAATATCCAGACCTTCGATCCAATCGAATTGAGATAATATTGATTATCAACGAATTATAAAAAAGGTCCATGGAATTTTTTTCATGGGCCTTTTTTTATTAATATAATTTTCTTACCTTTGCGTAAAATAACGAATATGAAAAAAACTACGCAAGAAGAATTTATTGAAATGGCGCGAAAGGTTCATGGGGATGAATATTCCTACGAAAAAGTTAATTTTATTAACACCAAAAAACCTGTTATTATTACTTGTTCAAAACATGGTGATTTTGAGGTTATAGCAAGCGTTCATTTGAGGGGTGCTAAATGCAGGGAGTGTAAGAAAATCCCTGTTGTTGATTTATCTAAAACCAATGAATTTATAGAAAGGGCAAAAACTATTCACGGTGATGAATTCGATTATTCTAAGGTTGAATATATAAATGACAAAACACCTGTAACTATTATTTGTAGAAAACACGGTGAATTTCAAACTATCCCTGCTGTTCATAAAAAGGGGTATAAATGTCCTGTTTGTAAGTATGGTGGTACTCCTGAAGAAAAATTAACCGCATTTTTAGAGAAATGTAAAATTATTCATAAAGATAGGGGTTATGATTATAGTAAAGCTTCTTTTAAAATTAACACTGATAAAATAACGATAATATGCCCTACACATGGTGAATTTTCACAGGTAGTTTCAGCTCATTTACAGGGGCAAAAATGCCCTGTATGTGCTAAAATAGAAGGAGCTGAACTCCAACGTTTTACTGATGAGGAACTTTTATTGAAAGTTATAGCTGTTCATTCTGATAAATACGAATATGATTTTACAGAATATACTAATATTGGCAGTAAAATTAAAATAAAATGCAATAAACACGGATGGTTTCATCAAAGATTTGATAATCATGTTGGAGGTAGTGGTTGTCCTGAATGTTCATTAGAGGCTAGTAGATTTTGTTTAAATGAATTTATCGAAAAATCTCGAAAAATACATAAGGATAAATATGATTATTCTTTATGTACGGAGAATGTAAATAGTAAAACGAAGATGGATATTATATGTCCTAAACATGGGGTTTTCAAGAAGTCGCAGAATGAACATATGACATTAAAGTCTGGTTGTCCTAGTTGTGCAAGTACTTTTTCTAAGTTCGAGCAATGGGTAGGAGAAGTGATAACGGAGGTTACGGGTGAGAAGATTTCCAAGAAAAAATTATCTAATAATAAGGAGGTGGATGTTGTTTATGGCAACATTGGTTTTGAGGCTAACGGTTTGCTTTATCATTGTGAGGGTTTGGTTAATGGCAGTTTGAATAATGGTGGTAAGGATAGATATTATCATTTAGATAAGACAAATCAAGCCAAGGAAGATGGAATTAAATTGTATCATATATTTGAGAATGAGTATCTTGAGAAACCAGATTTATTAAGGAATAAGATATTAAATGCTTGTGGTTTAAATTTAGGTAAGAAGGGGCACGCTAGGTCGTGTGAAATAATTGAGATTTCTCACAATGAGAGTTTTGATTTTTTAGAGAAATATCATATACAGGGGGGTGATACTTCTCCTATACGGTATGGTGCGGTGTTGGACGGCGAAATGGTGGGGGTTATGACTTTTAAAAGGACAAGTGAAGCAGGTGTATATGATTTGAACAGATATGCCACAAACTACAATTATCATATTCGGGGTTTGGCATCAAAAATGTTAAGAAAATTTGAGCGAGATTTTTCGCCGTCCAAAATAAAAACATTCGCAGATATAAGATGGACACCAGATGGAGAAAATAACCTATATACAAAACTAGGTTTCAAACTAATTGAACAGCAACCTCCAGTGTACCATTATTATAATAAAAAATACGGTGCAAAGCTATTCAATAGAATGCGGTACCAAAAACATAAAATCCTTAAAGAATATCCTGAATTGGATAGCTCAATGACGGAAAAAGAAATGATGATTTATTTGGGTTTTGATAGGGTTTGGGATTGTGGCAATTGGAAATTTGAAAAAACATACGAATAAAAAAAGGGGACCCATTTGGTCCCCTTTTTTGTTATCCTCTTCTCTTTTTATTTTCGTTTAATGCAAACTTTTTAACGTTGTAAGGTAACTCATTGTAAATAGTTTCATCAAATTTTCTTCTCCATGCTCTTAATGTATTTTTTAGTATTGTAACTAAATTTTCAACTACATCGGCATTTTGGCTTAACGCTTCAGGGCCTTGTTTTTCAAGTGAACTAAGATGTATAGCTCTTCTCTTTAACAAGTTTAATTTATTCATATATGTCTTTTTATACCCTTTTGATGAAGCAAATTCAATCATTGAATCAACTATTTCTGGTAACGAACTTAATGGGTATTTAGTGGAAGTCATCTTTACCTCTGGTATTTTAATACCATACAACATTAATATTCTATCATCAAATGATTTTTTAAACGTTCCTGATTTTCCGTAGTTATTAGCTAATGATTGCAACAATTCAGGGATAAGTTTATTTCTCAACATGTCAACATGTTTCTTAATTCTGTTTTGTTTCTCGCTTTCGCTCATCCCTCTATTAGCTTTAATATCATCAATTAAATCTAATTTAGTTTCAATAACTGATAGATCATATACTTCATCTCTATTGATTTTTACAATTGCTGCAAAAGATTTCATATCATCGTATAAATCCCTGAAATCTTCTAACATAGCAATCGTTTGTTGCGATGTATTGTTTGATGGTTCCTCTCCTGATGGTTCTTGTTCTGCTTCAGCTGGTTTTTTCTTTCTGAAGAAATCTAATAATCCTTCATCTAATAATTCATTATCGTCAGTTGACATTAATTCTTTGAATTCTTTAACGGTCATTTTCATAGTTTATATATAATATTTTATTATAAATATATCAAAATTACATATTTATTGTAAACAATAAAGGTTAAAATATGAAAATTTTAATAAATGAGTCTATAATTAGAAGACTAAACGAAGAATCTGAAAACTTAAAAATGAATGTTCCAAGTGACATTAAAGTTTTAGCAAAACAATTTAATAGAAATGGGCACGATTTATTCATTGTGGGTGGAGCTGTCAGGGACTTATTTTACGGTAAAGAACCAAAAGATTACGATTTAGCTACTGATGCTAACCCAGATAGAGTAATTGAAATATTGGAAAAAGAAGGTTATGATACCATAATTCCAAAGGGCAAATCTTTTGGCGTAATTTCTGTTATCATAAACGGTGAAGAATATGAAATAGCTACCTTCAGAGAAGATGGTGAATATAAAGATGGTAGAAGACCAGAATCTATTAAATTTGCGAATATTGATTCAGACGTTAAAAGACGTGATTTAACTATAAACGCTCTATATTACGATATAACGAAGGATAAAGTAATTGACTTAGTTGGAGGCGTTGATGACATAAAAAGCGGTCAGATAAGAACTGTGGGCAATGCAGAGGATAGATTCAATGAAGATAGAATTAGAATATTGAGAGCTATAAGATTTGCGGCAATAACTAATTCTGATTTGAACCCAGATATTAAATCCGCCGTCCAATCCAACAACTCTCTAAAAGGAGTATCATTTGAAAGAATTAGAGATGAATTTTTAAAGGGCTTAAGTAAAGCTAAATCCACAGTGTTTTATTTAAACATGATAAAAGACTTGGATTTATTCCCTCAAATATTCCCTGATTTGAAAGTCAATTACGATTTTATTGAATATAAAAACCCTGAAATAATAATAGCTACCTTATTGTTAAACAACAGTCCTGAATTGGTAAGCTCTAAATTAAACAATTATAAATACACAAGTAAAGAAGCCTATAATATATCTACTTTAATTTCCTTGAAGAATTTAAGTGCTGAAAATGCCCCAATCTTAAAAAGAAAAATCTCTAAGGTGATTATTTCTGATAATGATTTGAGATATTTCTTAAATGAAATTTTAGGATTTAATGAAAGCTTCTCCGACGCTTTTATAAAATTTCAACTATCTTTAAGTGGAGATGATGTTGCTAAAGAATATAACGTCAAAGGTAAAGAATTAGGTGAGAAAATCAACCAATTAGAAACAGAAAACTTTTTAAAATTAATTAAATAATTATGAAAATTATTATCAGTGAAGCAACAATCAATGAAGCAACTAACGAATTTGAAAACAAATCTGTTGAACCTGCTTTAATGACTTGGGAGGAATATCGTGATAAATATATTAATAAAAGCGGTAAGTCACATTCCCCAGAACTTTATAACTCTTCCTACGCTGAAGAATTAAGTTATAAAGAAAATCCTAATATTGGATACAAGGCATATCCAAAGCTGATAAATAATATTAAAGTCAACAATGCTGACTTTAAAGTTAAAATGTCTGATAAAGGCAATATTGGTATCTTTGATGAAGATGATGTGAGGGTATCAGTTGCTATGGATTTTTTAGGATCAGTGTTGGTTACTACTGTAAATGAATATAAGGGTTGGGGATTCGGTAAGATTGTTTTGAGAGAATATTTGAAGAGGAATCCTGATAGTGATTCTGGTGGCTTTTCTCCTGCTGGGTATAAATTAACCAAGGATTATTATCTAAGTACTGTAAAAGACTTTTTAGCTAAGGGTCTATACAGTGATTTAGTTAGAAAGGGGGTTATTTCAAAAGAGAAGGTAAATGAGATTTTAGCTCAATTGAAAGAAGAGCCTAAAAAGGGAGAGAAGGCATCAGTTGATTTGGATTTTAATAACAAGAATGACGTTTTTGTTATGATGGTTGGAGATTCTGATTTTTTAGTTTATAACAGAAAAATAATTCCAATATTGCTCCAAGATGATGATAGGTACGATACACATTTACTGAAAGGTATTTTTGGTTATGTTAAAATAGCTGAATCTGATAGAGATGATCTTGATTATTTCATTGAGAATTATTATTCTAAATCTGGTACTTATAAGAATTTATTAAATAAGTTCGTGGAAAGTTTTGTTTATAATAATGATGGGCTTTTATTGGTTTCTGATTTTGTTATGGATCAGTATTGGGAGGTGGACGGCGAAATCGCAAAACCTAAAAGTGCAACGGTTAATTATAAAAATATCGCTAAAAATGAACGCGATATGATTTATAACGCCTGTGATAAAGATTCCAATAAAGTAGACCAAGTTACAGATTTAATTATTCAATTAGCCGAAAATTTACTCTATTAATTACAAAAAAATATATTTATATAAAAAAACAAAATATGAAAAAAGTATCATTGCATTTTGGTATTAACAAATTTGATCCAAATTATTACGGTTCAGGTAATGATTTGAGAGGTTGTGAAAACGACATTATTTTTATGGAAAGCTTAGCAAAAGAAAAAGGATTTGAAACTAATGTTTTCTTATCCGAGAAAGCTACTTACCAAGTATATGTCGATTTTTTAAACAAACTTTCAGAAGAATTGGAAGCTGGTGACACTTTCTTTTTTAATATCTCTTGTCATGGTACTTACGAAGACTATGAAGGTGGAGGTAAAGAAAAAAGAAGAACTGCTTTATGCCTATATGATAGAATAGTTTGGGATTATGAAACCAAGGAATTTTTAAAGAAGTTTAAAGAAGGTGTTAATATTGTATGGGTATCAGATTGCTGTCATGCAAGAGATAATTTTAAGTCGATTGATTTGGACGGCGAAAATGATGATGCACAAGTTAGATCACTGGATTTCTCTGATATTCTTAAAGTTGCAGGTCTAAAAAAGGAATTGGAATTACCAACAAATCTAATTGAAGAAAGTGATTTAGCTTGTAATATTATAGCTTATTCTTCTTCTACTGAATTCCAAGTTTCTTATGACCTAAAATCTTTTATAGATAAAAGACCTATGGGCCTCTTCACAGCTAGCCTAGAAAAAGTTTTAGCTAATGATTCTAATAAAGCTTTGAATTACTATCAGATGTTTAAAAGAATCCACGAACAAGTTTCTAAGGCAGGTTATCCACAAACACCTAATTTCCAAGTGGTGAACGGACATAAAGAGAAAAATACTTACAAAGAATTTTTGCTTTAATTTTCTTTATTTTTACTTATATTTGATTATATGAGTAAGAATAAACATAAATTTGATTCCGAATTAGCTAGAAGAAACTTAGACAGTTTATTTTCTGATTCCTTTTATCAAAGCTCTGAAACAAATTACATTGATAGATTAGAAGTAAACATGGAAAAAGAAACAATAGCACAAAATAACGAAAGTCAAGAACAGTTGAGTTTCACGTATATCGTTAATAAATTAGATGATTGTATTTCTGATATACGTGAAAACAACAGTTCTTTATTACATTTTGAATCTTTAATTATAGGAGGGCCTTTGACAGAATATGAACAAAGGAGCTTTAAATATGATGATGATGGTCTATTAAAATTGCTAGCTAATAGAGTTGATTATCTAAAGGAGGAGATTGACAATTTAAAGTTGATTAATATTAAACTTAAACAATTGCTTTATTAATATGAAAAAGAAAGCTATCATTTTAGCAAAAGAGTTACCATTAATCGAAATTCAAAAAATAAAAAAAGACCCAGAATAAAATAAATGGACCAAATTACAAACAATAGGATAGATAAATTTTTTGATGAAAACGAATATGATTTAGAAGTCAGAATGGCTTATGAATATTTATCAGATATTAATCAAAAAGTGTATCTATATACAGTTGATTTTAATAATAATAACAGAGATTCTTTATACCACGAAAATGAATCTAATGAAGTTTACTTAAATGATCCAATTGAACTATATGCAATGGTAGATGTAGTAGAGCCTAAGAATCAATCCTACAACGATGACAACAGTTTTAGATTAAAAGAATTAGGTAATCTATTAATACACGTTTTAATACCAGAACTCAAATTTAAAAATGCTATACCTAAATACGGTGACTATATTGTATATATGATAGATGATGGGTTAAAAGCGCCGTTCCCTTTGGTGTATCAAATAGCAGACGATTCAATTAAAACTTATGAAAACGTTAGAAGCTGGGGAGGTTTTAAATCACACTTTAAAACACTAATTTGTACTCCAGTTGATAAAAATGAATTAAAGTTTGAATTTTAATTAAAAAAATTTTAACCATATTGTTTTTTTCATTACCTTTGTGGAAAATAACAATAATATGCAATTAGATTTTAATGATTTGGTACTGGTTCAAAAACCAGTCGGTTTGAACAGTCGTTCAGAAGTTAATTTGGAATACTTTCCAATTTTTAATGCCCCTATGGACACTGTCCTGTCAAAAGACAACGCACAAGTTTTTAAAAATGCGGGAATTAATTTATGTTTTCCCAGAAATGCTGGTGTAGAAGTTAATGAAGAAGATTTCATTTCTGTTGGATTAGTAGAATTCGAAGAAATGATCAAATCAATTGATTTGAACCACAAAAAAATTTGTATTGATGTTGCAAACGGTAATATGCCTGCACTACATAACGCTATCCGTAATGCAAAATCAAAATACCCAAATGTAATCATAATGTCAGGGAATATCGCTTCTAAAGAAGCATTTGTAGCATTAGCTAGCACTGGTTGTGATTATATCAGAGCAGGAGTTGGATCTGGATCTGGATGTCTTACGAGTGTTCATACTGCTGTTGGTCAAGGTATGGCAACTCTTATAGCAGATTGCAAAAGCTCTTTGAGTGCTTTAAAAATGGTTAAACCCCATATAAACACCCAAATCGTTGCAGACGGAGGATTTAGAACATATAGGGACGTTATATTAGCACTAGCCCTCGGAGCAGATTATGTAATGTTAGGGGGTATACTCAACAAAACTTTAGAATCTTGCTCCCAAAAAAGCATCGTTATGTATGATGATGAGGATCAAAGTAAGGTAACTGATATTCTTAGGGTGAAAGAAGACGGTACTTTGGAATTTACATCCGATTTAACTAATACATCTTATGAATTTATATTAGATACAGATGTTAGCTCACTAATTAAATATAGAATGATAACCTCTACGTTCAGAGGCATGTCTACAAAATCAGTCCAAAAGGATTGGGGTAAAACTGAATTCAGATCATCAGAAGGTATCGAAAAGATTAATTATGTTGAATATACCTTGGCTGGTTGGATTGAAAATTTTCAAGACTATTTGAAATCAGCTATGTCTTATTCAGGTTGTAAAACAATAGCAGAATTCAAAAAAACTGCAACAGTGGACCATATATCAAAAAACACATTCGATAGATTTAACAAGTAATCATCTCGTTAATTTCATTGATTTTTTGTTTTTTAAACAAAAACGAGAATGGCAATTAATTAATAATAAAATTAATTTTATGTTAAAAGCAATTAAGATAAGAATTTACCCAAATAATGAACAGGAGCACTATATTGCAAACCTGTTGGGGTCTTGTCGTTTTGTTTATAACAAATTGCTACATTACAAAAATGAAAGTTATGAAAGCTCAAAAAAATCGATTTCTTTTGCGGAAGCTGGTAAGTATCTAACCTCTTTAAAATCTGATTTTCCTTTTTTGAAAGAGGTTCATTCAAAGGTTCTTCAACAAAGTGCTATTGATTTGGATAAAGCCTTTAATAACTTTTTCAAAAAGATATCGGATAAACCCAAATTCAAATCAAAAAGGGATACTAAAAGCTCTTGTAGGTTCCCTAATGATGCTTTTATGGGCATTAAAGGTAACAGGATATCTTTGATAAAGGTCTTGAAAGATATTCATTTTAAATGCTCTGTAAGGGATGAAAGGATCTTAAACGAGAATCAAAACAATGTTAAATCATTAACCTTATCCAAAACAAGAACGGGTAAATATTTTATCTCTGTTTTGATTGACACCGAACTTATCAAATCATTCCCTGAAACGGATAGCGCTATTGGGATTGATCTGGGGATAAAAGATTTTGTCATAACATCTGATGGCCAAAAGTTTGATAATTTAAAACTGAATAAAAAAAATAAGAATAAGACAGCTCGTTTGCAACGGTGGCTAAGTAGAACGAAAAAAGGTTCTAAAGGCCGCGAAAAGGCAAGAGTAAAGCTGGCAAAACATTTTGAAAAAATAACTAATAAAAAAGAATATTATTTGCATAGCGTTGTAAATCAGTTGCTTAATGAAAACCAAATTATTGTAATTGAAAACCTCAACGTTAAGGGAATGATGAAAAACCATAAATTAGCTGCATCAATACAAGACGTTAGTTGGTATAGGTTTAAATCGATACTTCAATACAAAGCAATTTGGAATAATAAAGAAGTGATTGAAATAAACCGATTCTTTCCTTCAAGCAAACAATGCGGCTGTTGCGGTGCAAAAAACGATGATTTGAAATTAAATGATCGTTTTTGGACATGCTTAAGTTGTGGTTCTGAACATGATCGAGATATTAATGCAGCAAACAATATTCTAAAAGAAGGTTTAAAATT